TGCGCTCAGATGGAGAACAGCTGGCGTTGTACACCAGGTGCAGCTTGTACTTGGTGTCGCCGGCAGGAGACGTATCGGTGCCGATCGCGGTGCGGTAGGTCATGCCGAAAGTCTTCCGGGGCTGCTGAGCAACGTACACGCCCTCAGCGGCCTCCTTGGTACCGTCGCACTCCTCAAACTCAGGCGGATAGTTGTACGCCTCGATGGAGAGGTTCTTGTTCTCGCTGCCGCGCAGGGTAGCGTACTTGATGTTGTCGGCCCACAGGTCGTTCGGATCGCCGCCGTCAGCGTTCTCACTCACGCTGATCAGGCCGTTCCAGGCCACGCCGGCAGGATAGGCACCATTGTCATCCTGCAGATACAGAACGCCATGGTCGACACCCGTTTCATACCGGCGCTCGCCGGTGTTGTCCCACACAATCTTGGACATAGGTCATCCTCCTATTTGGTCAGTAGTAGAGGGTAAAAGGAAAATGGTGCAGATTGTCAGCCGTGTACGGTCTTTCCATCGTACAGTACGGCAAATCCAAAAAAGCCTCCGGAATCTTTGAGTCCGGATTGCGGTCAATCACAGTCACCGTCCATCGATGGTTCCTGTGGTACCCTATATTGTCCGCTTTCAGATCGTTGATTCCGTCAAGGCTATACACCACACACGGGTATTCCATTTTGAAGGTCGGCGGCGGTTGAAAGTGCACACGCTGCGTCGCCCAGCCTTCCGGAACGGAATCCTTCTCGAAGTTGAACGGGTTCCACTTCCAGTCGCCCTTGGCAACGAAATTCTCGAGAACGCTCTCAAGTTTCTTCTGCAATTCCAGGCGTGGGCCCATTGTAAACACCCCCGATCGTAAGAATCAGACGGGGCCTCTGGACTTCCACATTGGTGACCTTCCAGAGGCTGCCCATCCATTCGATGTAGCGGAGGGCGAAGAAATGATCGTAAGCGTAAGCGTCCGCTACGATGCTGATCGTGTTATTCACATTCAGGTCGTCATTCAGACTCTGGCCTGTCTCCCACTTCCGCGTGTTGCGCGTCACGTCGCCGTAGTAGCTGCGCTCAGTGGCTACTTCCTTGGTAACTCCGTCTTTCTCCGTGAATTCCACGTAGCCGAGCTTGCCATAGAACCTCGCCATTCCGCATCACCAGCTATCAGGGATTCTCGGGGTCAGTGGTATCAGTGTTGCCGGCTGCGCCGATCTTCACAACCATGGCGGCAAAAGGCTTGATCATGGCGCCGGAGCACCGGGTCTCGATCAGATACTTCTGCTGGTTGTAGTCGATGTCGAAATCATCGAACATATTCACAGCGCCACCGCGGTCAGCACCGACGTTGTAGTCCTTCAGGTCGACAATAATCATGGCGACCTCATTGCCATTGCCGTCGGTCATGTTCTCCATAAGCGGAACGGTCACAATGCGGTTCACGCGCAGCTTGCGGGCCAGGGCGCCCTCATCGGGATACAGGGCATGGCCGATCTGATCCTCGAGCAGCAGCATGTCAGCCAGACGATCCTCGGACGTGAAGCAGGTCAGGTTGCCGCTGCCGCGGTAATCCTTGCGCATCTTGACAGCCTTACGGATCACAGCCTTGGCAGTCGCATCGGCATCGGCACCGGGAGTGACGACAGCCTTCAGGGTGAACAGGTCAGCGTCGTTCCAGATGGGACGAATATGCGCCTCCTGAATCTTGTCGTCAGAAGAAGGCAGACGACCGTCACCCAGCAGGATGGCACGGGCAATTTCCTCGTCCAGCATCATCCGCATCTCGCCCTTGATCCAGGCAACCACGTCGAAGTCCGTGATGTCGATGATATCATCGCGGTCGAGCTTCTGCTTCTTGTAGATAGTCTGAGGATCGGTGGTGCGCTTGAGCAGCGTGAAGACCTCTTCCTTCTTCAGGTGCCCCTTGATGTAACCCAGCGCACGGGCCTCGTCCTCACGCAGATCGGCGAACTGGCTCTTGATGCGGCTGAAAGGAGTGTGATGCACGCCATTCATGACCACGCTGACCCAGTCGGTGTTCCGCTTGATGAACTCAGGCGGATTGTTCAGATTGTGATACTCAGGGAACAGAGTGCCGATACCCTGCACACCGTAGGTGGCCTTGGGGGTCAGACCGGCGGTGCTCTCGACATCGCCGTCAGTATGCACCAACGTACCGTTGTCGGCCTCGAAGGCCTCAACAGCGTCCTTCAGGCTGCCAAGGCGCTTGGCATTGGCAAAGATGCTCTCATAGTCGGCGTGGCTCAGAGCGGTCGCGCCTGTATCCTGCTCAAACACGTTGTGCTTCACTTCTTCATCATCCTTTTCTTTAGTGTTGTCATCGTCGCCGCCCCGATCTTCCAAAGCTTTGCCGATCATGAAGTAAACAACATTCTTCTGCTCCTCGGTGAGTTCGTTGAACACATCCTGGACAGTCTTTTCCTTGTTTTCGTTCGCCATGTTGGTCGTCTCCTTTGCGTCGTTTCCGCCGTCACCTTCACTGTCCTCGTGCTGAATTGTCAGACCGGTCACGCCGGGATGCACGATGGCCTCCTCAACGTCACCGTCATCGCTGTGCACGATGTTGACAGACTCAATCATGGCTCCGGCGTTCGCGCCAGCCAGCACAAGACTGACCTCGCGAATGTTGCCATGGAAAACGTCCCCGCCATTCTGCTTCAACTGGTTGGCATAAATGGACAGGGACGTGATGTCACCGTGCTTGACCAATTCCTTGGCCGCCCTGCCCTCTTCTGTGTCATTGAACGTGCCGTAAGCATACACGCCTTCGTCACGGTTCTCCAGGAGAGCATGGCCGAGCACATTGTTCACGGCATTGTGCTGATGCATCCATACGAGCGGAACTGTCTGGCCATCGTTTTCCTTAAACGCGTCGCGGCGGATCGTACGACCGTCGGAGCATTTAATGTCATTGCGGGTGGCCCATCCGCTGAAATCGCATACTACTCCCATTTTGATGTCTCCTTAGTGTTGCTCAGGCAGAGGCGGGGCCGCCGCATCGACCGGGGCATTCGGGTCGTAGGGTTCTTCCGTTGGGGCTTCGAGAAGTGGCGTCTGGCCCGTCTCATCCATCGGCATGTTCTTGTTCACCAACGCGTTGGACTGCGGATTGTCGTCCGGTTTGTATCCGAGGATCGCGCGGAACTCGTTGGAGCTCAGAATAGCGTTGCGGGTGAGCTTGTCAGCCAAGTCAGCCAGGTTGCTGACAGGAACCAGCTTAAACGGATCGCGGAAGAACATAATAGACTGCCCCTGAGTGCGGGCAGTCTTGCTGAGGAACTTGCGCCGGTACTCATCCGCGATGGCGGAAAGAATCGGCTCAATGGTTCTATTATTGTAGTTGAGCATGGCGCGCTCATCGGCTGTACCGTTGAAGACCTCTTCCGTTAGGCCAAGCTGGTTGTAAAGAGTCTTCATCAGATACTCGATCTGATCCATCAGGTTGTTATTGATGGACCGGTTCAGCTGCGTGATGTGCTCGGTCGCATCGGTGTAGGCAATGCCATACTTGGTACCGGCCAGCTGTGTCTCAATATCTTTGCGGCGCTGCTCGGCCTGGGCTCGTCTGGCATCGGACTTCACAACATACGGCAGTTGAATGATCAGGTCCAGCTTTCCTGAGCTGCTCTGCTCATCCACCATGTCCAGCAGGTTGAGTTTATGGATCAGCCTCTGCAAGGTGGAGTTGGGTTCGTTGATCACTGCGTACAGCGGGTTCTCGATGATGGCCACCATGCTCTTCGGCAGCCGTACTTCTTCCCGCCGTCCGGAGTTCTCGTTGTAAACCTCAACGCGGACTTCCTTCGGATACCACTGCGTCACGCGCCCTGTGCGCATGGTCAGCACATCGAAGGAGCCGGTGATGGGGTTCAGGTTGGTATCGGTCGGCACTACCGCCACGCAGCCCTCGTCAAACATGGACATGACGACGTCCTGCATGAACGATCGGCCCGTCTGGTCAATATTGGCCTCAACGGTCAGACAATTATTCAGCTTAGACTTGATCGTGTCGACGAGATTGCCGTTTTCATCCACACGGACATGGCGGATGTTGACAGCGCTGACATCCATGGCAATCCGGTTAAATATCGAAGTAACCATGGATCGGTCGGTTGTGCGGCGATACCGAAGGCGGTCCTGGCGAATGCCATAGCCGCCATACCGGTCGTAAGGTTCGGGTCGATCCCGTCCTCGGAATGCGTTCCAGGCATGCTGGAGCCGCTCAGTAAAATTGGCCATAGGCATTCACCTGATTCTTGTTAATAATCTTTTTAAGCTTTGCGAACTTTGAATTCGTGATAATCATCTATCTCACGAGAAGTTTTTTCATGCCCCATCACCATTCTTTTCTTTGACCAAAAGCAAAAAAAACCGCCATTTTGCGGTTTGTCATCAATGACGCTCTGGTTGATTTGATTCGTTCTTTTTATCATCGACTTGTTTTCTTTTCTCAAATTCGCGAGCTCTGTATTCAGCCCATTCTGTATCAATGTTCGGGTTGGCGTCGACTTTCTGACG